CTCAAACGGAAGATGGTCTGTTGAAAGATTCAAAGGATTAATGTTCCAAGTAGAGAGAGATGCTAACGTAATCGCACAGAGAACAAGAAGAGGAAAAGGTAACATTATTATCTGTTCTTCAGATGTTGCCTCTGCATTACAAATGGCTGGTGTTTTAGACTACACACCTGCGTTAAACAACAACTTAAATGTTGATGACACAGGAAACACTTTTGCTGGTGTATTAAACGGTAAATACAAAGTATATATCGACCCATATGCTGCAAACTTGGCGTCTAACGCTTCACCTGCTAAACAATACTACGTTGTTGGTTATAAAGGTACTTCACCTTATGACGCTGGTATTTTCTATTGCCCATATGTACCACTACAAATGGTAAGAGCAGTAGGACAAGACTCATTCCAACCAAAAATTGGATTCAAAACTAGATATGGTCTAGTAGCGAACCCATTTGCTGGTAGCGATGTGACTGGTACTGGTTCAATCACTGCTGACGGTTTAACTGCATTATCTTCTAACAGATATTACAGACGTGTCCAAGTGACAAACATCATGTAATAGTTGATGAACAACTGATTTAAAAGGGGGCTTCGGCCCCCTTTTTTTTAGCATAAATAAAAGTATGAAAACAATCCTCAGATCAATCGCAGGTATAATATTAATTGGTGGTTTTATTGTATTACTATCAATGGGTTTAAATACTCTACAAAAACCTAATGCTTTAGATAACATAGAAAAAAGACTTGATGAAGCAGAACAAAAACAACAGGTTCTTACTGAAAAAGAAAAAGAATTAGTACAAGACGCTCAGAATAAAGAGTGGGAAGAAGTAGATAAAGAAACAGATAAATAGTAGTATGACTACTTTAAATGCGAATAACAGACAGCCAACAAAATTAGACTATGCAGAACCTACAAAGTTTAGGTTTGGCGTAATTAAATTACCTAAAGTAGAATATTTTTGTACAGCTGCAAATATACCTGGTATATCACTAGGTCAAGCAAATCAACCTACACCTCTTAAAGATATACCTATACCAGGTGATAAATTGGATTATGATAATCTTAATATCACTTTTTTAGTAGATGAAAATTTAGAAAATTATAGAGAGATACATGGTTGGTTAACAGGTCTTGGTTTTCCTAAAGATCATTCACAATTTAGAGCATTACAAAATGCAGGTTCTGATAGATATCCTACAACAACAGACACAGGTTTAAATAGTGAATTAGGTAGAATTAAAAAACCAACGCAAGATGATGGTGGTCTATATTCAGACGCAACTTTATTTGTATTGTCAAGTAAAAACAATGCAAATTTAGAAATTAGATTTAGAGATATATATCCTATATCATTATCTGGATTAGACTATAATCAACAAGAAACTGATATACAATATTTGACTGCTAATGTGACCTTTGCATATAAAATATATGAATTTGCAACTGTGTCCTCTAGTGCTACAACTGAAACTACATCATAAGCTTGATTATTTCGGTAAATGTGATATAATAACCATAGGTTAAAATATCCATAAATATAAAAGGTGAATACATAATGACGTTAGAAGAACTACAAACAATGGCAGATAAAGACTTGAAAATCAATGACGTAGAACTTGATATAGAATCTTTAAAGACGCCACAATTACACAACAAATATTCAAAGTATCATAACAAATATAAAAACTTACTAAAGGTAGCTGAACAGGATTTAGCACGAATAGTAAGAGAGAAATGGGAATATTACACAGGTAAAGCAGACCCTAGTGTATATCAAGCAAAACCTTTTAATTTAAAAGTATTAAGACAAGATGTTGATAAGTACATCAAGTCAGATAGTGATGTCAATAAACTGGAACAAAAGGTGACATACATAGAAACAACAGTAGATTATTTAGAAAGAACACTAAAACTTATTTCTAATCGTACATTTACAATTAAAAATGCAATAGATTGGAAAAAGTTTACCTCAGGAGTTATTTAATGCAATTAAGAAATTCATATATGTATTACCTATCTGCTATCAAACCAGAGATGTGTAAAAAAATTATTTCACACGGACTATCAAAAATGGTCGTAGATGAGAGTGCTGGTATATCCAGAGTTGCTTCTACATTTGATGGTAAAGAAAAAGGTGGTATAGATTTTAAAGGTAATAAAGTATCTAGTAAAGTTGCAACAGGAGGCGCAACTAGAGAAACACTTGCTAAAAAAGGTATTGATACTAGTACAGCATATGTAAGAGATAGTGAAATATCTTGGTTAAATGATAAATGGTTATACGATATTTTTCATCCTTATGTACATCATGCTAATCAACACGCAGGTTGGAACTGGCATTGGAATTATTCAGAATCGTTTCAATTTACAGTTTATAAAGGCAGAAAAGAAAACGGCGGGTTCTATGGTTGGCATGCTGATGGCTCATCTGATTTTAAAAGTGTGTACAAGGGCGCTATTAGAGTAAAGGAAGGTGATAAGAAAAAAGGTATACCCCCTACATTTAAACCACCTAAAAGAGATGAAAAAGGTTTTGTAGTTATGAGAGCTGATGGTAAACCAGAACCTGATATGAGAGCTGCTGATATACCTCTAAAAAGAGATAGAGAAACTTTAGCACCAGGATATTCTGATAATATACATATGTGGGATAAGGTAAGAAAAATAAGTATGACAGTTAATCTTACTGACCCTAAAAACTATGCAGGCGGCAATCTAAAATTTGATTTAGGTGCTCACGCAGGCAAAAAAAGATTTAAGGTGTGTGAGGAAATAAGACCACAAGGATCAATCATTATATTTCCTAGTTTTACATATCATTGTGTCACACCTTGTACAAGAGGAACTAGATATTCACTAGTATTATGGAGCTTAGGAAAACCGTGGCAATAAAAGATACAGCAAAATTTTACGAAGAAAACAGATATTGTGTTATAAGAGAATTTATACCACCAATACTTGCAGACTACTTATATGGTTATGCAATAATGAGAGCAAATAGAGCAAAAACTATGGTCAATAGTAGATGGCCTGGATATAATTCAGATACAGATGGCACTTATGAAGATAAACAAGTACCTAATACATATTCTTGTTATAGTGACCCAGCGATGGAAACACTATTACAATATGGTCTACAAGGTATGAGAGATATTACAGGTTTAAATCTTAAACCTACTTACTCATACTGGCGACTATATAAGACAGGAGATGTTTTAGCAAGACACAAAGACAGACCAAGTTGTGAGGTGTCAACTACTTTATGTTTAGGATATAATAATAGTAATTTAAAAGGCAAAAAAAATAATTGGCAAAATTATGATTGGCCTATGTGGGTAGATAAGTCAGGTGGCTTTGGTAATAAGGGCATACCTGTACATATGAAACCTGGTGATATGATAGTTTATAGAGGTTGTGAAATTGAACATTGGAGAGAACCTTTTTTAGGTGCAAACCACGCTCAAGTATTTTTACATTATAATAACGTAGATGGACCATATGGTGAGAACTGTGTCTTTGACGCAAGACCTCATTTAGGTCTGCCGCCTGCTTTCAAATCACCTGACAAATTACAAAAAATGGCAGAGGCAGATAAAAAACTACATGAGCAACGTGTTAAAGGTAGAAAAACTTAATTCAGTATATCTTAAAATAGAAGCAGAACCAGACATAAGGAGAGAGTTAAGTGACTATTTTTCTTTTGAAGTTCCAGGATATAAGTTTACGCCTCAGTTTAGAAATAGGGTATGGGATGGGAAAATTAGATTATACAGCTACGCTACAGGTCAAATATATGTTGGACTTTATCCCTATTTAAAAGATTGGTGTAATAAGAAAAACGTACAAATAGAAGAAATCAACGAAATATTAGTAAATAAGACGCACACAGCCGCCGATATACAGGCGTTAGTAGACTCTTATGATATATCTATCGAACCGAGGGACTATCAAATTGACGCTTTTAAATATGCTTTAGATTATGAAAGAGGATTAATTTTGTCGCCTACTGCGTCAGGTAAATCACTTATCTCATATATGTTAGTTAGACATTATCTTAATATGATAGATAACAACATACTCATAATAGTACCAACAACATCATTAGTAGAACAATTATATAAAGACTTTAGACAATATGGAGTTGATGTGGAAAATAATGTAAGTAGAAACTACCACGGTTATGAAATAGAGCAAGGCAAACGAATAGTTATCTCTACTTGGCAATCTCTATATAAACTCCCAAAAACTTTTTTCGCTGACTTCGGTGCTGTGATAGGTGATGAAGCTCATTTATTTAAAGCTGTATCTCTGACGAAAATAATGACGAAACTGACCGATTGTAAATATCGTATTGGTATGACTGGTACTTTAGATGGTACTAAAACCCATAAGTTAGTTTTAGAGGGTTTATTTGGTAGAGTAAATAAAGTTGTATCTACTAAAGAGTTAATAGAAAAGAAACAACTTGCTGATTTAAAGATTGTGTGTTTAGTTTTAAAACATACTGAAACAGAAGCAAAATCTATTTACGGAGAAAAATATCATAAAGAGTTAGAATATTTAGCTCAAAATGAAAAAAGAAATAAGTATATAAGAAACTTAGCAACAGCACTTAATGGTAATACATTGTGTTTGTTTCAGTTAGTAGAAAAACACGGAAAGGACCTATATGACCTTATTAGAGATAAAGCAAAAGATAGAGAAGTCTTTTTTGTCTATGGTGGAGTTGACGCAGAAGCCCGAGAGCAAGTTAGGGAAATTACAGAAAAAAGTGACAACGCTATTATCGTTGCAAGTTATGGGACTTTCAGTACGGGCATTAATATACGGAATCTTCATAACATTATTTTTGCTAGTCCTAGCAAATCCAGGATAAGAAATCTACAATCTATTGGTAGGGGTTTAAGAATAGGTGATACTAAAGAGGCTGCTACTTTGTATGATATATCAGATGATTTAACATATAAAGGAAAGAAAAACTTTACACTTACTCACTTTCAGGAAAGAATAAATATTTACAACGAGGAGGGTTTCGCATATGAGATCCATAGTGTGGAACTAAAGTAATATGGTTAAAATAATTCGACTAGTATCTGGCGAAGAAATCTGTTGTATAATTCCTAAAGATCAAATAAAAGATAATAAGACTAACCTTATAAGACTTTCTGAGCCGATGTTAATTAAATATGTACCTAGAATAACTGAAGTTGGTATATCTGATTATATCGCATTAGTTAAATGGGTAGGTTTTACTAACGATAAAATTATTACTATTCCTAAAGATAAGATTATGACTATTGCAAATGCAACTGAACCATTTACAAAAAGATACCATCATTTGGTAAACACAATAAACAAACAAGATCAAAAACTTCCTGCTTTTGTAGAAAGAGATATGACAGCTGAGGACTATGATAATTATGATAAACAAACTGAACGAGATAACCTTGATGAATTTAAAGAATATTTTGATATGCCTAGTAAGAAAATTCACGAGCTAAAGCTTCCCTGGTGAAGCACCCACATGGGTATTATATCAAAAAATCCAAACCTGTCAAGTGTCCACAAACTAGTGAAAAGCTTGACTACAACAACAAAATATAGTATTATAATATTATGAGTAAAACAAAGAAAAAATCCGAACATTATGTAAACAATAAAGAGTTTTTACAGGCGATGATTGAGTATAAGGATCGTTGTGATAAGGCAGATAAAAGAAAAAGAAAAAGACCTCCTGTGACAAACTATATTGGTGAATGTTTTTTAAAAATTGCAAACCATTTATCATACAGACCTAATTTTATAAATTATACATTTAGAGATGATATGATTAGTGATGGTATAGAAAACTGCTTACAGTATTTAAACAACTTTAATCCTAAAAAATCTAATAACCCATTTGCTTATTTCACACAAATAATCTATTATGCTTTTATAAGAAGAATACAGAAAGAAAAGAAACAATCAAATATTAAATATAAAATGATAGAACAAGCAGGTATAGATGAATTTGACACTTTACCTGGTGATAATAATAGTGAATACAAAAATCAGTTTTTAGAATTTTTAAGAAAAAACAGACCTGCTAATGAAGAACAACCTAAAGTTAGTGAAATAAAAGTTAAAAAAAGAAAAAGAAGAAACTACACAAGCGTTTTAGATACATAATGAAGATTGCAATATTGAATGATACACACTTCGGTGTTCGTAATGACAGCGAAGCATTTAGAAACTATCAATTAAGATTTTATAATGAAATCTTTTTTCCTTACCTAGAAAAACATAATATTAAAACATTAATACATTTAGGTGATGTTGTTGATAGAAGAAAGTTTATTAACTTTCAAACTGCCTCTATTTACAGAAAACAATTTTGGGATAGATTATATAAAGAAAAAATTGATACACACATTATTATAGGTAACCATGATACTTATTTTAAAAACACAAATGAAGTAAATGCTATTGATAATCTTTATACAAGTTTTGATGGTATAAATGAACCATTTATTTACACTAGACCTAAGGTTGTAGATTTTGACGGCACACCAATACTACTCATGCCATGGATTTGTGATGATACTAGAGAAGAATCTATACAAATGCTAAACACAGCAAAAGCAGATTTATGTTTTGGTCATTTAGAAATTAAAGGTATAGAAATGCAGAATGGCGTAATCAATGAGTTTGGCAATGATAAGGCAGATTTTAAAAGATTTGATAGAGTAGTTTCAGGTCACTTTCACAAACATACAGATGATGGTCAAATATTTTATTGTGGTGCCCAATATGAAATGACTTGGTCAGATTACCAAGACCCTAAAGGTTTTCACATCTTTGATACAGAAACAAGAGAAATACAAAGAATTAGAAATCCTTTAACAATACATAAAAAAATAATCTATGATGACAAAAAGAAAGATTATACTAACTTTGATATACAACCTTATAATAATCACTTCATTAAATTAATAGTATTAAACAAGACTAATGA